TCAGCATCGAATATTATACTTTTAAAAAATATCCAGTCTGATTGCTGAAAGCCAGCGACAATATAAAAGCTTGCCTTCCCCGATGAATTAATATTTATCTCAGGATAAATATTAATTCCTTCTGAAACATTATTATATCTAGTACTATACCCTTTAGGCACAATTATGGTTAACTCTTTCATATCATCATAGTTTGCTGTAGTCCTTGCTAATAGTTCCTGCTTCCTAGCTTCTTTTCTCTGTTTTTCAAGTTCTATGGCTTTTTCATTTTCGGCTTTGTAAAACTCAAGTTTTGTCTCTATTTCAGAATCGTTTTTGAAATATTTGGAAAGCAGTTCGATGGAATTAAGTGCACCTTGATAATCACTCTTTTTATATGCATTCTCTGCTTCAAGTAACCCTTGCTTTTTAAAATTGGGAAGCACTTTGGATATTTGTTTTTTAGCATCATCAAAATTAGGATCATCTTTAATTACCTTATCTAATTCTTCTACTCCCTCAATATAATTTTTGTTGGAAATATTTTTTAATCTTTCATAAAAACTTCTGGAATCTCTTAATGCGTCGATTTTAGCTAACGTGGTAGTAGCCTCACTCTCCGCTACCCAAAATGTTTTAATATTGTTAAGACCAGTGACAGCTGTTTGATAATCAATTTTCTTATCAGTGTAATCTCTTAAAGTTTTAGCAGCTATTTTATTAAAAAATTCCTTGAGGTGACTGTTTAATTTTTCCCTATTTCCTACATCGTTTTCTTGCGATATTGTCTCAGAATATACCGCTTGAGCCTGAGTATATTCTTCATTATCATATAAACGTTCAATCTTTTTAATTGGACTATTATAATATAGTGCGCCAGCCATTATTCCCACAATCAACAATAAAGTTAAAATAGAAAAACCAGTATACTTCTTTTTATTTTGAGCAAATCCAATTTTTAACTTTTCAATGAATGCTTTCACATGGGTCAAACCAACCATCGTGATTTTCTTGATCTTATATCCGAAATTTTTTATTTTATTACTTGATGTTTCTTTTTGCTCCTCCAATTCTTCAAAATCAGTTGTTTTATCAAGTGCATTTTCCTCAATTAATCCAGCACCACATTTATTGCAGAACATGCTGTCGTCTGTGTTTTCAGAACCACATTTAGAACACAGCATTGATAATCCTCTCCCTTCTAACAACGGTAAACAAACAAAAAGTAATGATGAAATGAAGTCCTCGCTTTATTGGCAGTATGCTGTATAAAACTATACTTTCTTGCTAAGCTGTATATTATTAAGATTTCCTATAATTATATCCTAAATTAGACTACTTGTTATATTTTTCCTCAACTCGCATCCCGCTCTTCAATACAAAAATAAAATGCGTTGGTGAGATAACTTCAATCTTATCTACCAACGCATTAAATATAATTTCATCGAACTCTTGCAGGAGTTCCTGCCTGCTGTTTATCGCCTGTATAATTTGCTTTACCCTTCGTCGTAGTGCCTCTTTTATACTATCCTGCCTATCGAACTCTGCCCTTCGCTTTCGGAGTTCCTCCAATTCTGATGATAACCGTATGTACTCTTCCTTGTAGACCTCATCATCCATACCGTTTTTCACTTGAAACTGTACAAGTCCCTTCAATTCGGTTTTTAATTTATCAATCTTTTTGTCCAGAGCTTTAATTTCCTTGGCACTGGACTTTTTCATAATGGTTTTCTCAAAATTATCAGTTAATACTTTTATCAGTGCATCCCGGCTTTCATAAAGCCTATTAAACATTCGAACAAAAGCATCCATTAAAACAGCTTCATCCACCGCTTTTGCATCGCAGGCATCTTTTCCTTCCTTTATGTATGTCTTGCATTGCCATACTACTTTTTTGGATATATTGGTGCTGTTCCAAGTTCTTCTTCTGAAGGTATTACCGCAGTTACCGCAGAATACCTTGCCGCTGAACGGGTACTTGCTGGTGTACCTATTCCTATCTCCGGCCAGGTTACCGATAAGCGATGCTCTACGCTCCTTCTCATCTTGAACCCTATCAAATATTTCTTTTGATATTATTGGCGTATGATTTCCTTCGATAAAATATTGCGGCACCTGTCCTTTATTATCAACTCGCTTATGATTAAGAAAATCAACTGTTATAGTTTTTTGCAAAATCACATCCCCATAATATTTTTCGTTTTCTAAAATACCGCTTATCGTAGAATCCCACCATTTCTTATTTCCAGCACCATTTTTAATGCCATCAGCCATTAATCCTTTGGCTATGGCTATATAGCTCTTACCTTCAAGGTACTCCCGGTATATCCTACGGACTATCTCGGCTTCCTCTTCATTAATAATAAGTTCTCCATCTTCATTTTTATCATAACCAAGAAACCTTTTTGTATTGACCAGAACCCTGCCTTTTTCGAATTGCCTGACGATTCCCCATCTGCAATTTTCGGATATATTCCTGCTCTCATCCTGGGCAAGACTACTAAGAATGGTTAGCAGAACTTCGCCTTTGCTATCTAATGTGTCTATATTCTCCTTCTCAAAGAATACCGAAACGCCTTTCTCTTTGAGCTTTCTCACATTGTTTAAGCAATCAAGTGTATTCCTCGCAAATCTTGAAATGGACTTGGTGATGATTTTATCGATCTTCCCATCCATGCAATCTTGAATCATTCTATTGAAATCAGTTCTCTTTTTGGTTGATGTTCCCGATATACCGTCATCCGCATAGATGTCGACCATTATCCAATCTTTTCTTTTGTTTATATAGTCCGTATAGTAAACAATCTGCGAATCATAGCTTGAATCCTGCTCGGGATTATCTGAACTTACCCTACAGTAAGCGCAGACCCTTAGTTTGGTATTTTCCGGCAAACCATTAATTGCCTGTACTGGCTTTGCCGGGATGAATGAAACCTTCTTTTTGGCCGTTACGTTTGTTGCCATAGAATTCCCCTTTCCTATATATTCCTTTCGTCGTGTCATGATATAATCCTGTGGTGAACTAATCAAGTTAAAGCCCAATATTCCTGCATTCGAAAGGATTTTTGATTATCCAGATCTATGGCAGTAAACTCTTCTTCTGTTATTAAGCTTAAGTTCTTTAAGGATTCCAGAATATGTACACTCAACTGGTAATTGATCATATTTTCATTTATCAAAAATTTATCTCTCCTTCTTAAAATATAAAAAGAGTGGGTTTTTACGCCCACTCGAAAGTATTAATATTACTATTCAATTGTATAAAGGCCAGCATGAAGCCCGCTATCGCTTTTAGAATAATGATTTTAACTGTACCGAAAACTCATTATATACAGCCTCATCATCTGACAACGTTGCCTTTAGAACAACATATTTATTAACATATGAACTGCTGCTATTAGCTTTTATGGTTGCACCATTTCCTGTGCTTGCGGTAATCGTTGCATAGGCAGGTGAAGTAGTCCCATCTTCATTCCTAATACTCCATACCGCCGACTTATCGGACACTTCAGTGCCGTTATCGTAAAAATGAGCAACGTAGCTCTGACTTTGCCCAAGTTTAATGGTTGTACTTCCGGTAATGGTAATTGTGTATGTATGGGTGGTAACCTCTACTACGGTAATATCAATAGTATCTTTAACAGTATTTTCATAGGTCATCTCACAAGTAACCAGAGCTGTACCAAGATTTATCCCCATCATTTTGCCTGTATTATCAACTGCTACCACGCTTGAATCTGATGACATATATGTCAACGACGGGAGTGGGTTCATGGATACTCCGTTGTCTATGACCGAAATAATTAGCTGAGCGGTGTCATTCAGCGGCACATCCATAGAAACACCGTTATCAATACTTAAAACATATGTATGAGTGCTCTCATATTGCCATCGGTTGGCAATTCCAGAATCCAAGTCATCACTTGAATCAGTTGCCACCAAACCACAGGTCAGTATGATCAATCCAAGGCTTGCTTTATCAATCCCGTTAACCTGCCATGCCCTGCCGGTATTGATAAACCTACCGCCGATTAATATATCCCGTGAATCGGCATTGTCCTGCAAGCTAACCTTTATTGTTCCAGTCGCAAGACTCATATATTGATTGGTATCGATATCCATAACTTTAGTTTCGATCAAGGCATCAAACCACTTTACGTTACCACCGAAGTTGAAAGCTATTCTATAATTGCACTGCTTAATACGACCGCAGAAGGAATTTTGGTTTTTGTCAATCTCGCTGGTAATTATATATTTCCGGCCATTATATTCAACAATGTCGCCGGTCTTTATTTCTATTTTGGAATGGATAATCTTATCGGCATCTATATTTATTTTATCGGTTGCATCAATTATTACTGCCTTGCTGCCGATATTATTAACCAGCACATCCTCTCCCTTTTCAAACAGGAAGAAGTCAATCATTTCGTCTATAGTTCTCTCCATCAACCCACCGTCCTTTTGCACTGGTAAAGGAGAACTTCCATGTGGTCACTCCAGCTCTTGACGTTCAGAACTTTGTAATAAACGTCATCTATCCTGAAATATGGTTCGTTACTAATTTCCTCATCAACATCACAGAAAGCTCTTTTTGATATTTCCAAAGTTATCCCATAATCGAAAGTGACTTTAGCTGAATACGGCTGAACGTCTGCATAGATTGTTTTGATCGGTGCTGCATCTGGACTTTGCAATATTTCAATCGTTGTATCATGGAACATATTTAATACCCCACCTTAATTTTGGGAACCGGCAAGGCTGATTTAATATATTCTGGAATACCCCCGTCCTCATAGGTAATACTTCTTTCGCCCTGCACTTTTTGCTTGTAACCCACGCTGTCTCTATTGTTGTAAAGGTAAGCTGCTAAATCAGCAATGGTGCCATCATACTCAGTCGGTAGTTCCGTAACATTACAGTACCCCAGAGCTATTTTTATTGCTTGGGTAATAAAATGATTTAAGATTCCGTCCTTTGATGTATCAGCCGCATCAATACCAAGTAACATTTTTACGACTTCCAGCATAAGCTACTCCTCCATTTCATTCTCATTTTGGAGATCCAAGGCTATTAAGGATTGAATAAGCTGCTCCTTTTTATATCCGATTGCATTGAATCCACGCTGTTTAGCCAGTTCAACTAAATCTTTGTAATTC